GCATCAGCAGCAACGCTTGTTGCGTTAATATCAGAATTTTGTCGCAATTGATACTGAACAGATTCAAAAATCTCTTGAGTCGTTGCAACAACGGGCGTTGCTCTCTGCAATGTAAAGGAAGCACCAGTATCTGCTGTTGCTGTTGCGTCAAGCACGATAGTGTTTGCATCAGTAACGCTGACAATACCATAACTGGCTTTTGCATTACCCTCATGAATTGTTAATGTTCCACCTACAAAGGTAGCATCAGTTGCCCATGGAGAGTCAGCACTAGTGAAAGTGGTTGTTCCGTTTGTTACACCATCAACACCAGAAACCGTACCTACGTCAATTACAACACCAAAACTTCGTGGGTTACTACCCTCGACATCTACTTCTCGGGTAAATGCATTAGTGTTGAAGTAACGGATTTTAACCTCAGTCCATGGAGAGGTTGCTGCAATCGTTGCATCTTCTTCACTAATTTTAAGATCGGTTGCGTTGGTAAGGGGGAATCGGAATACTTTGTTGTCAAGACCCGATGCATCAGCACCAATTGCCGCAAGATCAGAAAACCCGAATGTCTTACCGTTTGTATCACCACCATTTTCTGGTTCACGCAAGAAGATGTTCAGAATGTTTCTGTTATTCACTGCCGCAGTAAACGTGGTATTGGTCGCATCATCCGCAAGCAAACCATTAGTCAACGTGATTCTATCATTCGTCGTAGAAACAGTCGTAATGGTGTCAATGGTGTATGTTCCACCGACAGCAGCAGTTAAGTCACCAGCAGTATCAGATGTTACAACTGTAATCTGACCACCTTCTTTGAAACCTAGTGTTTTGAAGTTAACAACACCAGCACCGCTTGAGGTAATAGTGTTAGCACTACCATTTCCTGCAATAGCAATGTCGCCCAATGAAGTTTTGTAACTGTAAGTAGTAACAACTTCGTTAACGGGACCAAAGAATGAGAAGTCTGTTGGGGCAGTGGTGTCAGTAATATCGTCACCCTGCTGGAAGTATGCTTTGTCATTCGTAGCGTCTTCAAACGTACCCAAAGATACGATAGAAGCAAATTCGTCGTTAAGAGTTCCGTTTACTGCAACTTCTCGGAAACCACCAGTACGGATTAACTGAGTTGCCTCATACGTGGTGCCTTTACCAACTGCTCCACGGTGGAACGTCCACCCAAAATTTAATTCGAACTGTTCTGGTGTAATAGCAGTGAAAGGGAATGGGTGCACGATAAGAGTGTTGTCGTTTTTCCATTCTTCTTTTGCAAATGAGTATAAGAACTGGAGAATAACACCAGTATCCGTAGCATTGACACCGCCTGTTAAACTACCTTGACCTGGGATTAACCAGATCTCACGTTTAATAGTGTCAAAGAATACTGATTTTTCTTCTGTTACGGTTCCATCGTCATGAAGCGCACTAGCGCCAGTGTTATCTACCGCAGAGTTTTGAGGATCAGCAGCAGAACCGCCTACTTTAGAAGCAGTGACAGATCCCGTAGTAGGCGACCCGCCGTCTTCTAAATAGAGTCCATTGTTTTCGGGGTTAATTGCCCCACGAATTTCGAAATAATCTCCCGCAGTAATAGTCGGAAGAGAAGTACCTGCTGATGTAATCGTGACTTGCGCTCCGGTTTGACCGGAGAATCTCATGTCTGCTACGGCAGTTTCTAAACCCTGACTTAACTGATCGGGATCGTTAATGATCGCCATATCATTTTCCTTTTTTTAGTCTTTAAAAATCGCTGTATACATAAAGCAAGTTAGTAACGCTATTATTTATAAGAATTAATCCGCGTTGTAAGTATAAGTTTCGCGATCATTCCAAGTTTTATCAAAATCTGCTGTGCCGTTTGCCCATAAGATTTCTAAATCACAGTCATCGGTTGCTTCAAACACCCTCTTGATACGCCAGAGCGCCTGACTCTTAGTAGTGCCGGGAACTGCTTCACCTACATAGGTGTAGTTGTCTGCTGGCACTTCATCTACTAGTTTATCGTATTGCACTTCCAATGCTGCTCCTACTGTAATTTCAAGTCTATCAATAATCGATTGAAAAGACTCAACCACAAATTTCTTTTTTGTTGGGTTGTATATTAAAATACTATCACCAACAATATCTTTTAATTTAGTTTTATCAACATCGGCGTTGTCTAATATTTTATAAGAACCACCGCCACCAAGACTGCTTAACGAACGATTAATCTGCTGAATTTGTTTTTCTAAATTTGCCGAAACAATGTTTTTGTTTTCGGTTAACTGTTCATTAAATGATTTTAAAGCATTTTCGAATTTTTCTCTGTAGTCCGGAGCAGGCGTTCCTGCTTCGCCTTGGATTCCTTGAGGTCCAGTTTCTCCTCGTTCGCCCTTTTCTCCACGAAGTCCAGTATCTCCTTTGTCTCCTTTGAGACCCTGTATTCCTTGGACGCCTTGTAACCCCACGTCTCCCTTTGGACCAGCATCGCCTTGAGCGCCATCTTTGCCCCGCTCACCAGTTTTTCCAGTGTCTCCTTTGGCTCCGGTCTTTCCTGTATCACCTGTTAGTCCCCTTTCACCTTGCAGACCAGTTTCACCCATAGGTCCGATATCGCCCTTATCGCCTTTGAGTCCTTGAAGACCTTGTAATCCCTGTTCTCCAGTCTCTCCCTTTTCACCTCTCTCACCGTCTTTGCCATCAATGCCATCACGTCCTGATGTTCCGTCAGCACCGGCAATTCCTTGTTCGCCGGTATCTCCTCGATCTCCTTTGACACCTTTATCTCCTTTCGGACCCTGCTTTCCGTCTAGACCCGCAGGACCACGTATAGTTTCGACTTCATTTATGATGTCAAACCATTTTTCTTCTAATTGTCCTATCCGCTTTTCCGTATGTGCTATACCAAATGCGGTAGTTACAACAGGACTAATCTTGCTCATTCAATTTGCTCATAAACCGAGTCATGTTTTCTAAAAGCTCGTCTTCTTGAGACGGAACATACTGTTCTTTTTTCTTGGAAGACTTTTCTTTTTCTGCTTCCCCGCTGCCGCTCACATTAATAGTAACAGGTGCTGGCGCTGGCGCAGGGGGCGTTTCTTCCTGCGGAGGTTCTTCTTCTTGGTCGAGCGCAGGTTCTTCGCCTTCGATTTGTTTTTGAATCTCAGCAATTTCATCATCAGTAAAACGCATAACATTTTTCCAAATCCACTCTTTGGAAAGATAATTACCTACAAACTGATCGCTTTCAGTCATAAGACCCAACCTTTCTCTAAGAATTTCAGACTCTTTTAATTCAGAAAATGCATTATCTTTGACAAAACTAACAGCAATATCGTTTTTCCAATCAATCCAATCTTCTTCAGTAATGATGCCTTTTAAGATCAACTGTTTTTTAAGTATGCCTAAAAAGACTTGAGAAAATCTTTTGCGCAGTCGATCAACAAATTTCTGAAACTTTAATTCGTCGCGTGATATTTCAGTGGACCGACCTAAAGAAAACTGTGCTTCTTGCTCAAGTCGATTAACCGGAACATTGAGGGAGCGATACAATCTTTTTTGAAAATAAATAATATCATCTATCTGACCAAGGTTATCGCCGCCAGGAAGCGTAGAGATTTCAGTGCCTCGCCCACCTTCTCGGCGCGGCAACCAAAAATCTTCTAGCATAGACATATGTTTACGATCGTCTTTGAGTTCACCGGTGTTAGCATCATAGACCAACTTGTTACGATATTTTGCCATAATATCTTTCATGTACTGTTCTGCTTTGCCGCGCGGCAAACTACCAACATCAATATAAAAAATTCTTCTTTCTGGTGCTCGCGCCAAGCGATAAATGACTAGAGAGTCTTCCATCATTCGCAATTGATTGATAGGTTTTAATGCTTTGTGAAGATGAGAAACAACTCTTTTTTTAGTTTCGTCTAACAAACCAGAAGTGGTATACTGTATAGAATCGCTTGAAAATTTTACAGCTGAAGTGTGCGATCCTGGTTTCTCTTCATAAATATAGAATTCGTCAACATTTTCTACGATTTTTGCATTAGTTTTTGGATCTTTTTTGTATTTAACCTGCTTAACTTTTCGCATTTTAGCAGCATCAATATTCCGTATCTCTTGAATTCCCAATTTAGGGTTAGATTCATTAACCAATAAGTGATAATAAATTCTACCATCAATATACCAAGAACGATATATGTCGTGTCCAAGTTCGTTAAACTTCAACATTGAAATAATGTTCGTGAACTCTTCGTTAATTTGTTTTTTTAATTTGTCAGAAATTTCTACAGAATCAAGAGACAATTCAACCGTAGATTTTAATTCTGAAGCAGAAATAGATTCGTTTGTGATTTCATCAATTGCCATATCGACTTCGGGGTTCATAGAAACACCGCGATATCTCATAACTAGTTGGTGATTGTCTTTTGCTTGATCACCGTCTAGATTAACATATGTACCCCAATGCCCAGCTGCTGCCGTGACATATCCCGCACCGTCATCATCAGTAGGAGCGACGACAGATTTTAAATTGGAATCGTCTTTTTTCTTTGAGCGTTTTAATTCAAACCCGAAAAGTTTTAAAATATTATCGTCTGCCATGTAATGTCCTATGTAAAAGTGGGGGGAAACTCATTGCTTCCCCCCATATTTATCGCCTGTTTAAAACTAGGTTGTGGTGTTTGATTCCCAGTACTGAATCGCAAAATTAACATCAAACGTTTCAACTTCACCTTGTTGTGCATAATCTAATTGAATCCCCGACATTGCAATGGGAAAAGCGCCTCTAAAATTATATTTTTTCAGAACAGATTCATCGCGATCTAATTGTTCTACAATCAGATCCGCTTGGTAATCAACAGGATTAACAAGTCCACTGTTTCCAGTATGGGCATTAATACCGTTTAACCATCGCTCAATTGAATCTCTTGTCCCGAAGTTAGTGTCATTATACATGGTCACTTGCCAATCTTCAAACGTTCGGTCACCGGCAATTTTTAAAATTCTACCACGAAAAGGTATTTCAATAACTCCTGTGGAAGAAGCAGGTAATTGTGCAGATCTGCACATAAACGATGTCAATTCAACATCGCCGCCAGCATATGCTGGAAAGTTTATTGTCGCTTTAAATAAGTTTGCGCGCGCACCACCGCCTCGCAATTTCGATTTAAAGTCGTCGACTCCTAGAATAGCCATTTATTTCTCCTTGCGAGTTGCTTAAACGATTCCAACTACTTCTTGAAACTCAATTCCAGTTCTAACTGCAACAAAGTTCAAAGTAACATAGTTGATTGAGCGAGCAGGTTTAATAAACATACTTGCTACGAATCGGTTTGAATCGATAACTGCTGCTGTATTGTTTGTTTCGTCACAAACAACTAAGAAATCAGTTATGCCTCTTCTTCCTTGTATTTCTCTCAAGAAAGGTTCAACGATGTTTACAAATTCAGCACGAGTAAACTCGTCATTAAATTCAAACAAAACATTTGCTGATGCAAGTTTAATTGCTCTTTCTATTGCGAGGAACAACCTTCGAACATTGATTCTGTCGAACGCAGAAGGTCTCGCCTCTTTAGTCTTATCACCATAAAGCAAAACACCTTGTCCAGGAAGGTTTACGATAGGATTCACACTTGCTTTATACAAAGTATCCCTTTGTGTTTTATCTGGCGTGTATGCTAAAGAAGTAACCCCGATATATCTTCCCCTTCTTTGACCAGCAGGAGAGAACCATGGCGCCGCTACTCTATCAGTTGCTGCCATTAAACCAGCAGTAGAAGATGCTGCGGGGATAAAAACATATTTATCGTTGTACTTATCATAAGTTTTAAGATAATTATTATCAGTAATCAGATAAGAAGAAGCATTTAATTTATTAGACCATGCAACCGTTTGGTCAACAGCTGAGCTGGGTGATGCTCCAATAATTATATCTCTTGGAGGAGATGCAATTACTACGCAATCCCTTCTTGCCGGACCTTCAGCAATTGCAGTTGCATAATTTGTCATATTAACTGATGTTTCTACTGTAGCGTGGTTGCCTACTATTGCAAGGTCGATTTGAACTTTATCTGCGTCAGAAAACACATCCCATGCTTCCTGAAAATCGCCAACACTTGCGGCTGCGTTCAATCCTCCAGCTAAATTGTATCTACCGTTGTTAACGTTAGTGTGTGGAGATGCTCCCCAGTCGTTCACTAAGTCGCCGATTTTGCTGAAACCTTTATCAGAAGCTGCCGCGACAATTTTTGCTTCGCTCATCCAAACCCATTCAGATTTGTTGTTAATTACGTCAACAATAAAATTGTTTGCGCCGTCTTGTGTTTTGGCGTCTTTAGCGCCAGAAAGATAAGCATAAGTCTCAAGGATTGTGCCCTTTGTACCAGTAATAAGTCCATCCGAATCTACAACCGCAACATGAAATTCGTCTTCTGTTCCGCCTGCTGCTGCAACTACCGGAGAAGTATCTGGACCTCCGTCAAAAGCACCTTTAACATTGCTCCACGGTTGGCCAACGCCCCACGAGAGGAACTGATCAGAGTCCCCGCAAACGTGAACTGATAATGAGTTCGCTATTTTACCTGGATATTTGGCGGTAAAAGAAGACATTAAAGAACTTTCATCAAAAACTTCTTTGTTTGCGACAAAAATTACGGCATCGTCTCCTGCGTTCTTAGCGGTAGTTTCGTCGATTGCTCGAGAAACATACAAACTTTGCCCATACTTTAAGAAGTATGTTGCTGAAATGAAATCAACAGAACTAGGGGACGAAGTATCAGTTGAGGTCGGAGCACCGAATGCCTCTACCAAACCTGCTTCGTTGCCCACCAGAATTGGTGTACCTACTGGACCCCAATTAAATTCTCCAACATATGCACCTGTACTGGTTGAGACTGCCGGCACTACGCTAGACAGATCAACCTCTCTTACAAGTACACTAGGAGACCCATTTGGATTAAAGAGTGACATATTAGTATCCTTTTCGATTTGCTTATGATAAGTGTTTCATAATACGGAATTCAATGACTTTATTTATACAAATCAGAATTCAGGGTCATGCACTACTTGCCAAGCATATCGATCTTGATCTTCTTGCGTTGCTTCATATGCTGCTATTGCGTCAGCACCCGTGTCAATAAATCCAAAAGGAACAACATCATCTTCGATGGCTCTTATTCTTTCAGAAAACATCATGTCTTTAACATTAATATCGGTAAGGTTTAAAAACTGCTCGGACGTAACAAAATATCCAAACAAAACAAGGTTCATAACTAGGTCGTCATGATTACCGTCTGACGCTTCATACGACTGCCCTTTACCTATGAAAGTCGACACTTCTAATATAGTATTTTCATCACACAATTCTAATTTTCCAGACTCCAAAACGTCTTTAAAACCAGAACAACCAAGTCTTTTCGTTCTTCTGTTCATCTCCACACCAATATGTGAAGATTTTATTAGCGATGACACATGCGTATTTTCATATTCGAGATCATAATATAAACCATTACAGACCACACCGCCTTGATCGTTTGCTTCTACTACAACATAAGCATTATTGTAAGAAACTGCATACTTATAAATAATTTCAGGGAAGAGTATTGGAGAGATAGTATTGTTCCGATACACAGCCACTTGACTAAAAGGGCGTGTCGTAATGTCAATAACAGTGAACGTAGAATAGTCCTGACCTCTTCCTTTCGATACATCAACGGTCATGATGTACTCGTGGCTTGCGCAAGTCTCTGAATAGATGGACAATAGACCGCCCTCTAAGACCCGCAGAGGCGTTTTTGCTCGTAATGACATTAACGTCTCTGCATTTATTAGGGTGTCCCCTGTGCCGTGAAAAGAATTTCCAAATTCTTGATCGAACTGCACTTGACTTGTGTTGTTGATTGTTTCGAGTTTCCAAACATCATCACGTCCTGGAACATCCCACCAGTCAACTCGAAACGGTACAAACTCATTAGTCTTTTGGTTTGCGCCTTCCCATAATTTATGGTAGATATTACCGATACCGTTTGCGGTTGATGTGATGATTACTTTGGTGTCTGTTCCTGCGGAGACAACGGGGTATGTTGATGTGTAGAATTCAGCTGCTCGCTCAACAAAAGCAAACTCATCGAGATAGAGCAGATTAACAGACATACCACGAATAGAAGAACCGCTGGTAGAAGCAGCAACAATCCTAGAATTATTAGAAAAATCGATACTACCCTTATTGAGAGTCTTACAACCAGGCTGTAAAAAGAACGGAAGGTTCTCGAGCATAAGCGTGATACGTCCAAGCATTTCTCTCGAAGTGGAACCTTTGTTAGCCAGAACAGCAACGGTTTTTTCGGGGTGAAAGATTGAATACCAGAGAATATAGGCGACAGACGAAATTGACTTGCCAGATTGTCGGCAAGCAAGT